AATCTTCCGAGTTCCGCTGCCGCTCTCGTATAACCAATCACTTGGAAATGCCGATCTAGCGAAGACCACAACCCCGACAATGGCGAGAAGGTATAAGACATTATTGCACTTGTCATTAAACCCACCCCTTAATGTTAGAGTTTGGCTCTACCTTCGTTGAAATTTTATCTGAATAATCAGACATAGATTTCGAGTTTGCAATGGTGTAAATATCACCACGGCAAATACCTATATCTTTTAATTCAGCATTACTTAGCCTATCCAATTCTTTAATAGTTTCTGTAACTTTTATTGAATATAGATATGAACTACGTAAACTTCCCAAAAAATTTATTACGAATTTAAAGAGTTGTGCGAGCTGTATGATTCCCGTTCTGGGCATCGTTAGTATTTGTGTCATTTGTATTCCTCGTTTGACCAATATTGATTTTACGAGGACGCTGATCTTCTGGGAGTTCATACTTCAATTCAATCGCAAGTATGCCATCCTGAATGTCTGCTCCATGCACGATAACGTGCTCGGACAGCCGAAAGGTTCGCTTAAATTTCTTTGTAGAAATGCCACGATGGATAAAATCTCTCCCTTTCGATATATGCTCACCAATCACAGTTAAGGTACGATCCTTAACTTCCACATTAATTTCATCCTGAGAAAACCCAGCAATAGCCAACTCAATGAGATAATCATCATCGCTGGTTTTAATAATATTATGTGGAGGGTAATGGTCATTTGAATGTTTAGCCGTATATTCTAGCTCTTGAAACAAATGGTCGAATCCAACAAAGGATGCGCGTGGGAATAGTGAGTTTACGTTAATGCCTGTCATGTTTATCTCCTTAAGCAAGCAAGATTTAATGTAGTCGGAATATTCCGCACTACGATAATATATATACGACTTAGCTAAATAGGAGCTATACTTTTTATGCATAGCTCCTATTTTTTTATTTATTTCCGATATTATATTTCGGACATAGTTCCCATTGGTTTTTTTCTTTGAATGGGATAATTTTAATTTGTCGTAAAGGAGCTAAAGGTTTTGCCGACTCTTTATTCACAATTTCTATTAATCCCCAATCAGACATTAATACCGAGATCGTGTTACGCCTTCCAATATCATTTTCCTCAAGGTTTGCTTTCTTACCATCTAACAGAAATAACTCCTTAAAATGGACAATGAAATACCTACCTTGTTTATGCAATATGTGGCAAGACTGGAATAGCTTTTTTTCTTTACGAGATGCCACACCAATACGTGTGAGAGTCTCTCTAACCTTTAGAAAATCGTCTGGCTCTCTTAGTGTTACTTCCAGCATAAGATCTGGAACCCACTCTATAATTTTATTTTCTTCCACCTGTATTAACCTTCTTCTTTAACCCATCGATTTGATGCGGTGACAGAAGAGATAATACTTGGCGGGCTTTTTCATTACTGTAGCCATAGTATAATTTAATCACTTCAATATCACTCTCAATTTGAGGTTTTAACCATTTAGAGAAACGTTTACGTTTCCTAATCATATTTATAAGAAAGTCAAATTGGAGTTTATTATCAGTGTTATGATAACGATTCATTTCATTAGCAACAATAACAGTATCTTGAAAATACGATAAGCCACGATTTACCATAAAAGAATTATATTTCTTTTCAGTAATGTCGTCGACTATAATATTTTTCTTAGTGTCATTAATAGCATTTAAATAATCAAATGGTGACATTACTAATCCTTTCTATAAGTTCAAATGTATGATCAGGGCTAGAAACGTGCCATGCTTTATCCAAAGGTCTACTAGCATCTGTCATAGCACATACAAATGGATAATCGTTTTCGCCTTCGAGACAATGATCACCAAAGAATATAATTTCATTATACTCTGTTGATAGCTTTCTGTACACCTGGGATTTATCTTTATCTAGCATAGTAATATCTAGGCCTGTTGAACCTGCTACTGCAGACTTATAATCAAACACACTAAACCTATCATTGAACAATCTAGATATGTGTTCGCGTTCAGAATTCATATTATCAAACTTGATATACTCAGCACGTTGATCGTTATTAGCATTGCGACCTAATACAGAGAAGTTTATTAGGCCTGATCTAATTTCCACATGGTTTCCAGTTTTAATAGCAAAATCACTACGATGCACCACATAATTAAACCAGTCTAACATCTCTTCAGATATTAGTATATTATTAGAGTAGACACGTTCTCCTTTGACCCAGAGCTCGTTACCACTACACTGGTAGCTCCCGTGGCAATCATTCTGTAAACCGTGTAGTTGTTCATCAGTTTTTTCATAGTCAGAACCAGTCACAATATAAACATCATGGCCCATCATAAACTGATATAGTATGTTAGCACGATCTTCATCAAGTTTTTGTCTAGCTGGCATAAGTGTACCATCTACGTCAAAAACATATGCTACTTTTCTTTTACTCGACTCCGCCATCTGAACCCAACCAATCTATTTCTTTAACTCTACTTGTAATCTGCTCAAGCGTGAGGTCCGTACTAGCACCAAGTTGAATATCGTGATGCTTATAATATAATTGTGGATAAGTTTTGTGCCCATCGGGCAAAGGTTGATTGTTTATCTTAGTGTATTTTATGCCCCAATCATCAAGCTTCTCTTCAAGAAAATGACAATAGACACAATTATCTTTTGTAAATAATGTTAGCATTAGTTAAATTCTACGTTGGCCATAATTTCTGTCATACAAGCTACGACGTTTAATTCATGGTCTGCCACAAAGGCGTTCTTATACTGATAGTCAGCAAGTATCAATACAACTTGAGGAATAGAATGTGGTGCAACCAACTCATTCATAGAGTCATACACATTACGGAATATAGAAGTAGCATCAACATCCATATGGTTTGCAACCCATGCACGCATCTTTTTAAAGTCTTTGGTCTTTAGATGCGTTACTAAATCAGTAATACTAACAGAAGCACTCACGTCATCAATGGTCATTCCATTAATACTGCGACGTTGGGCTTCATTTAAAACTCTTCGCCAATCTGGAGCATGCTTCATTACAAGATCCGCTGCGGCTTTCTCGTTAGCTTCAATGCCTTCAGCCTTAAGGACATATAACAAATGCTCGTGAAAGAATGCAGCTAAGCGCGGCATATCTTTCTTAGTAGTATTAAATTCATATACACCACACCGAGAATGTAACGGTTCAATAATACGATTCTTAAAGTTACATGTAAGAATGAACCGACAATTATTACTAAACTCTTCAATAAACCCACGTAATGCTGGTTGTGTTGATTGTGGGTTAAGATAATCAGCTTCATCNAGTATGACAACTTTATAGCCACCTTGCAGAGAAACTGTTGATGCAAACTGCTTGATCTTAGTACGAAGAGTATCGATATTACCTTCTTCAGAACCGTTGATCATAATATAATCTAGACTAAGCTCTTTGCATAAAGCTTTAGCTACCGTTGTTTTTCCAGTACCGGCAGTACCGGTGAAAAGCATATTGGGCAATTCACCGGTAGTAACCATGGCATTGAAAGTATCCTTAAGAGATTTAGGTAAAATCACTTCAGATATTGTAGTGGGACGATATTTCTCGACCCAAAGATATTCATTAGACATAGCTTAAACCCTCATTATATAAAGTAGATAGTATCACGTATGGGCAGGATAGTAAACTATTAGTCTTGGTTTTGTGCCTGCTCCTGCTGATAATTTTCAGCCATTTGGATAAGACTTACACATTGATCACGAAGTTGTCCGATGGTAGAAAGCTCTTCACCTTTAAATGCACCGCGCTGAGTCATAGTATCAATAACAGCAATCATACTACGTGCTGCGCGATTTGACGTTTCATAAATTTGTGCATTTGGATCTGTTGCATCTTCAGCTTCAGTTTTAGTTTCTTTTTTATCTACCATAATTTAGGCTCCGATATAAGTTGATGTTTTTTCAAGTGCAATCCAGTACTGGATACCTGATTCTTTGTTAACAAAGTGCGAAATAAGTTTCGACGATATACTAACATCATAATCACCAGGAACCATCTTTAGATTGCTGATATTTATAATGAAATTAAACTCTTCTGCAGAAAATTCTCCGTCGAGATCAACAGAAAAGTTATTAGATGTGGCGTTTTGGCTATCAACAACGGACATTGAAAGCTTATTTGATTTGCCAGTAATAGAGAGTTCGGTGTGGCCAAGAGTTGACGCTGCACGCTTAATACGGTTTAGCGTATCATTATCTAACGTGAAGGTAACCTCAGAAGAAGGCATTACAACATCTTTCTTAGGAGTTGTAAGCATTTCAGGATCAGAGAAGAAGTATTTGATTCGTGAACTACATGTTGAGTCACTTACTACCACATAATCTTGTTCAAAAGATAATGTAGGTTCATCGACCAATGATATCACACCAAGAAACTCGTTAAGATCGTAAATACCAAATCCTTGTGGGAATTCATTATCAAGAGTTGCTGAAGACATAACGTTACGTGCCTCAGTCATAGTCTTGAGTTTATTGCCTTGTTCGATTACGATATTAGGATTAATACTAGCGTAATTCTTAAGGACAGAAATTGTTGACTCATTCAGTTCCATAATATACTCCGTTTGTGAATAGTACAATTATACCATATTTGTTTCTATTTGTACACTCTTGATTTTAGAAAAGTTTTTCTCTTTTACAAACTCAAGCTTTGACTTAAATTTACCATCGAGGATTTCTCCTTTGTGTGAGATAATAAAAGTATTAGTAGACTCATCTAGTGTATGTAAGATTTTAGTTAAGTTATCTACTCCGTCGTGGTCAAGGCTGGAATCAAATGTTTCATCTAAAACCAATAAGTTTGTAGCAACAGAGTTTTTCATCTTAGCAATCATCCGCCAAGTGAATAGTAATGCTAAATCTATTCGTTGTTTTTCTCCTTCTGAAAAGGAATCGTATGAGAACGAATCTCTATGTCTAGATCTTATAGTTTCTTTAAAGCCTTCGTCTAAATCAAAATGCACATAGAAATCTAGAATTTGTAAATACTTATTAACTAGATTATTAATAACTGGTATGTATTGTTTGATGATTTTAGTTTTAATACCTGTGTCCTTTAGCATTTCTGCCATGGCTGCATGATATGTATAATCTTCGTTTAGCACAGACTTCATATCAACCAGAACATTACGTTGATCCTGCATGGATGTTAGATCAATATTCGCTTGACCTAAATCACCACCACTAGACTGTAACCTATTAATATCAGCACCAAGCTGATTAATTTGAGTTTGTAACGTTACAATTTCTCTATTGTTACCGCTAATGTCAGACTGGTTCTTACGAATCTCTTCTGCAATTTTACCAGCAGCTTCGAGTAAATCACTAATCTCTCTTGATCTTTCTTCAAGAGCTAGACTTTGTTTCGATAAGGCACGCGCCTGTTCTTTAAGTGACGAGATCTTATTTTCTTTAAAGGTAGCTTCAATTTTCTGCGTGCATGTTGGGCACTCGTCATTTTCCGCATAGAATTTTGAGTGTTTAACAATATCTGTAATGGCGTGTGCGGTAGCAGCTTTATCGTGTAATATGACTTGCTTACCATCGTTGCCTTTTTTGAGCTGAGATCTGACCTCTTCGGCATTTGCTTCAACAAAGCTCTCCAAGTCTTTATTGCTATCGTGTAATCC